GCAGTGGATCTAAACATAGCTAATAAGAGAGCTAACATAGTTACACAGCCTACTGAGGTTATAATAGATACTCATTTACAGCCTTATGTATTTGAGTTTCATGGTTTAATGTATGACGCAGGTATAGAGCTTAATTACGGTAGCTTGGTAATGGTTAGATTCTCTTCAGATATGAGACCTCGTATACTAGGTATAGCATGGGGAATGAATCACAATACTACAATAATCAATATAAACAGCAGACTATTCTTTGGATTATCACATCAAGAGAGAAGGCTGCTAGTCTTTCATGAAATGGCTCACGATGTATTTGACCTACATCATGGGTCTATAGGTCTTATGAATACTCCTATGCCTTTAAACGTTACTAAAGGTATGGTAGATAGCTATATGGTAGAACTAATTAATCACATTAAAAATGGCAGGTAAAAAGAAACAAGAAGATAAAGATTACAATTCTAATTGGGGTGGAACTAGAGATAACTCAGGACGTCCTAAGAAAGAGTACATAGAGAACGTTAAAGAGATAATGTCAGAGCATATAGATCAGGATATGGTAATGGAGAAGCTAGGTGAGCTTATACAGAACGGTGACTATAGAGCTATAGAAATGTTCATGAAGTACGTACATGGTACTCCTAAGCAGATCATGGATATAACTACTAAAGGTGATGTAGATATTAACTTCACATTATCTAACCTAATTAAGTTTAAAGAAGACGAATAGTGATAGAATTAAACTCCAAATATAAACCCTTAATGTTAGACTCATCTAGATACTTCGTACTCACAGGGGGACGTGGTTCAGGTAAGTCTTATAGCGTTAATATAATGGCTCTATTACTAACCTTTGAGCCTAATCAGAATATACTATTCACGAGGTATACAATGACCTCAGCATATACATCTATTATACCTGAGTTTAGAGATAAGATAGACTCTCTAGGACTTACTGAGTACTTTGACATCAATAGAACTGAGATAACTAATAAGGTCACAGGTAACATGATATACTTCAAGGGTCTTAAGACAGGCTCAGGTAATCAAACAGCAGCTTTAAAGTCTTTATCTAATATAACTACGTGGATATGTGATGAAGCTGAAGAGATACCTTCTAATGAGCTATTCACTAAGATAGACTACTCTATACGTTCTAAGGAGACACAGAACAGAGTCATAATGGTATTAAACCCTGCTACTAAAGAGCATTGGATATATCAGAGATTCTTTCAGGATGCCGGAATCAATGGTGGTGCTAATGAGACTAAAGGTAATACTACATATATACATACTACATATCAGGATAACATAGATAACCTAGGACAGTCATTCTTAGACTCAATGGACACTATGAAGCTTAGAAGACCTAGTGAGTATGAACATACTATAATGGGTGGATGGAGAGAGAAGGCTGAGGGAGTTATCTTTACTGATTGGTCCATAGGTCAATATGTATCACAAGGCATAGATGTATTTGGGGCTGATTTTGGATTCTCCACAGATCCTTCTACACTGTTGTCTACAAGTATAGATAAAGCTAATAAGCGTATATACATAAAGGAATACCTTAATAAGCCTAGCCTTAATACATCGCAGCTAGGAGAGCTGTTTAAGCAATATGCAGGACGTAATACTATTGTAGGTGACTCAGCAGAGCCTAGACTAATATCAGAGCTTAAGAGATACTGTAATATAGTACCTACTATTAAAGGACAGGGATCAGTTAACTACGGTATAGCTTTACTACAGGATTATCACTTAGTAATAGACCCTCAGTCTACTAATGTAATTAAAGAGCTTAATAACTACCAATGGAGTGATAGCAAAGCAGAGACTCCACTACAAAACGGCTTTGATCATCAAATAGATAGTCTTAGATATGCTGTATCTTATCAATTAGCTAATCCAAATAAAGGTAATTACTACATAGGATAAAATTATTTTCATTTATTTTACAGATTAAAATGCATTTTTTTTAAAAAAAGTTGCAAAAAAACTTGTGAGAACTATTTATGTGTTGTATATTTGTAGTGTCAATAAGACATAACAAAACAAAAAACATTATGTATTACAAAACAGCAGACTTAACAGAAATTAAACAAGACCTTATAGATTCTAAGGCACATGACCTAGAGTATTCATTCTACAGGACTCAGGATCTAGACGATGACACTATCAACTACTTAATGTCTGAATATGACCTTGATATAGATACGCAAGCTATAAGTATCATAGCAGGTGATATAGAGCAGTTATTCTTATGTAGAGTTACTGACGATTGGTTGTCTTTAGATGAGTGCGAGTACAATTTTAATTCAGAGTACTAATGGAGGTAATGGTAGTTAATGGGGATAGATACTTATTGAATGTAAGTAGCCCTGCAGTAGATAAGACAGCAGATACTATATTAGCTCACTATCCTAGTGATGCCTTAGTAGAGTTTGATACACCTAATATGAATGATTTTAAAAACGTTATAAGATGAATAAGAAAACACCTAAAGAGATAATAGAATACGCATGGACTAACCCTTGCACAGTAGAGGTAGAAGTATCTAACTGCTGTGGATCAGAGCCTAGCTACTTAAATGATAGCTTATGTAGTAACTGTTTAGAACAAACAGAGTTTAAATCGTTATAAGCATATGAGACCACGTAAAAGACATACACAGACTAAGCATATATACACACAGGACCACTCAGATCTATTAGAGTTATTCAAGCAAATGGATAAAAAAGATAAAGAAAATAATAAACTTAAAAACAAATAACATGAAACATAATTGGACTAATGAGGATCTAAAAAATACGTTAAACATTATATTAAGGGACTATAACCGTAAAGAGTGGTCAGATGTATTAAGTAGTATATCTGCAAGTATAGGCACATCTATAGGATCTGTTAAAGCTTTATATACATCATTTAAACGTATATCACAGGGTTATGAAGCTAATCCAACTAAAGGAGGTGTAGGATGTAATTGGGGTCAGAACGTAGAAGATGCTTACAATCAATGGGTTACGGATAATAGCATAAGTAATTCAAAAATAAATGTAATTTTTTCTTAAAAAAACTTGCACAGTATATAAATAAGTTATATATTTGTAGAGAACAAAAAAACAATATTATGAGCAACAGTACAGAATTACTATTAGACTATCAAGAGATGGCTATCGTAGCTTTAAGAGCTGAGGTAGAAAAACTAAAAACAGATAACGAATTATTAACAACTTTAATTAAACACTATGAAGGCATTAATCAATAATATACTAATAAGACTAAGTATAAAGCCATATAAGGCCGTTACTCTACCTACAGGACTAATCGTTAAGCACTATGTAAATGGTAAGCTTATAGCGGATGAAAGAGACACTAGATATGGCAAATAATCTAATACATGAACTAGCTAAGTCATGGGCTTTCAATGAGAAGGAACTAAAGGTCTATCCTGAAGTAGTCAGAGAGACTTATAAGACCACTAACTCTAAAGGCAAAAAGGTAACCATGAATAAGGTTAAGCTTATCGTACAGATAGGTAACAGCAGACATGTAGGTACTCAGTTATATAAGCAAGGCTTAGAGATGGCTAATAAAGCTAACGAGATCTATATACATTATTATAATCAAAGAAGTCAGTAAGATACTAGCCTATAAGTGAAGATAGGTCCCCTTCAAGGTCATAGCATGAGTGATTGGAGGGGTTAAATATTTGTTTTGTTAGCATTAGCTCCCTTAGGGGGGCTTTTGTTGTTATATATATTCTTTGTAGTTGTTTTTAAATAAAGAAAACCTTATGAAGATAGAAGTACCACAAGATATAAACGACATCACTGTAGGTGAGTACATTAAGTTTAGTGAAATAAACAAAGACGGAACTGACGATGAGTTCCTAATTCACAAGACTATCAATATCTTTTGTGGAGTTGACATGAAAGACATTCTTAATATGTCCTATGAAGATGCTGAAGTGGTAGCTAGTGACGTATTTCACGCTTTATCTACTAACTGTAATTTCTCTGAGAGATTTAATTTAAATGGTGTAGAGTATGGATTCATAACGTCATTAGAAGGTTTAACTCTAGGTGAGTATATTGACTTAGAGACTTACTTAAAGGATCAGAAAGATCTACATAAGGCCGCTGCTGTAATGTACAGACCTGTAGTTAAGAAATATAAGGACCTATACGAGATAGAGCCCTATACGTCTAATATAAAGAATCAAGAGCTAATGAAGCAAGCGCCTGTAGGAATAATATCTCAAGCAGTGGTTTTTTTTTACAATATCGCAAAAGAATTGTTGAAGGGTTCCCTAATCTCTTCGGAGAAGGAGAGTCAGAAGTCGAAGATTATTCAGCAGCAGCTCAATTCGCTACAAAACATGGTTGGTTAAACTCGATATATGCTTTAGCTGATGGTTATGTAGGTAATTTTAACGCAGTAACTAACACAAACCTTTTGACTGCTCTAACGTGGTTAGAATACGAGAAAGAAAAAATAGAAATAGAAAATAAAAGATAATGAAAGCACTTTTTAATTTAACAGATGCAATACAAGAAGAGTTAAAGGCTAATGTCCTTATTAATTCAGTCACTTATGGTGACATGGATGAGGTAGAGCTAATGAAGTCCAATAGATATCCTATAGCACATGTAGGTATCTCTACAGGGACCATCTCAGATGCTACATCAACTATAAACTTAAGCGTTATATTCTTGTCTAACGTAGATGAGCCTAAGGCACAAGAAGAGAGCTTCAATGACTCTGAATTATACGTACAAAATAACATGCTATCAGCAGCAACTAAGTTAGTTCAAACACTTAAGAGAGGTGATCTATACGGTGCCGGGTTTCAATTAGAAGAGGATGCTAGTGTAGAGTTTTTCTCTGACAGATTTACAGATAATGTAGCAGGAGTTGCTATTGATATGGTTATAACTATAAAGAATTCAGTATCAGTATGTTAAGTATTTCTACTACATATCCTTTAGCTACTAAGGTGCTTGATAAGTGGAAAAAATACGTTGTATCACAAGGTAGGCGTAATTTATCACTTAATGGCACTAGTAAAGATGGTAAACTATACACTAGCCTTAAAGGTATTATAGATAAGAGAATGAATAGAAGTGCTAAGGGACGCTTTACAGGTGGATCAGCTTTACCTTCACTTAGATTCGAGTACCCTGCTTATGGTGAATTCTTAGATCAGGGTGTCACAGGTACTAATCCTGATAAAGAAGGTCATGTATCTAATGGTAGATATAGCTTTAAGAAGGGTAAAAGAAGTATTAAAGTAAAAGGTAACTCAGCACTAGCTAGATGGGCTGAAAAAAGAGGCTTGAATAAGTGGGCTGTAGCGAAGTCTGTGCATCAAAGAGGTATAAAGAGAACACTATTCTTTACAAAGCCCTTTAAGGCACGTTATAAGGCTTATGTAGACATGTATAACAGCGCTGCAGCAGACGATATAGCTAATAACATAGCAAACCAAATGAAAAAACAGATTAAAACTAATAAAAAGAAATAAGATGAAACAAAGAGTTAACTTAAGAAGCCCTTTATTTATACAGCATACTTCATTACCTGCTCAGGCTGCAGCTACTAACTACTACCTTAGGAGTCAGGAATTAAATTCATCGCCTAACTCAGGGGCTAATGTATCTAAGGCTTCAAACATTAAGACAGCTCCTGATGGGACTAATACTGCTGAAACTTTAACAAGTTCTACAGACTCAATCACTAGTAAATTTCACGTCCAAAACATAACGTTAACATCTGTAGGTGAGTACACTTATTCAGCTTATGTAAAGAGCTACGGTGAAAGATATGTAGACCTACTAGCAGCTAGAAACTC